TGGCGGGCGATTTCCTTGCCACCGACAAGGTGATCGTGCTCGACAAGTCGGTCGATCCGTACAGCTATGTGATCAGCGCCAACATTCAGCGCCGCCACCTCACCGCCGAGCAGAGGCGCAGCTTGATCGCCAAGCTGCTCAAAGTGGACCCGAGCAAGTCCGATCGCCAGATCGCCGCGACGGTGAAGGCCAGCCCCACCACGGTAGGCACCGTGCGCGCCGAGATGGAGGCCGCGGGCGAGGTGTCCAATTTGGACACCAGGATCGACGCCAAGGGTGTCCAGCAGCCGGCGAAGCGCTCACGCCGTCCGCAGCTGTACCGCGAGGCGAAGCTCGGCGCCGATACGGTGGCGAAGATCCAGGGCACGTCGCTCGACAGTGCCGCGGAGATGGATGAGCTCGTCATCCTCAACCGCGGCGCCCCGAAAGGCGAACTCACCAAGCCCGTGACGCAGCTGGTGGCCGCCGCGGCCGCCGGTCAGAAAGTCAGCGCCGTCGAATACACAAAATCCGGAGCAGCCTTCCGGCGCGAGGATGTCGGTGTCAACTCCGCCGGCGAGGCCGAGCGGCTGCGGGCGGATAACGATCAACTGCGCGCCGACAGCCGTCTTCTTGAGATCCGAATTGCAGGTCTCGAAAGCGAGGTCGAAGAACTCAAGGCCGAAAATACCGCGTTGCGCGCAAACGAGACGGCCGCGTCTCGCAACAAAGGCGGCGGTGTGCTGCTACTGCGCGAAAGTGAGATCCTGCGCCGTGCACTGAGCCTGATCAGGATCGCCGGCGCGCCGGACACCGCGCCCTCCGATGCCGCGATCAGCGAGCGCGAAGCCCTAGGGGCGTTGCAGGCGCTCGCCACCGTGCTCACCGGCATAGACACCGATCACGTCACCATCATTCGCAAGCACACGAAGGAGAAGCGCTGCGCGAAGAAGACACACAGCGCTGTGTAAGGGTTTCGGGCAATCCCGCCCGAAGGCCGTTGCGGCACTGGGCCTAGCCGCAGCGGTGGGGGGAGCCGGCGATGTCAGCGCCGGCGCCCCTGGTCAAAGGCTCTAGGGAGATTGCCGCATGAAGAATGGGCATCTCAAATATGGTGCTAATTCCGAACTGATCAATTCCCTGATCAGTCCGGGCACGCGCTTGGTCACTGGTCAATACGTGGCCCACACCAAGCGCACGCTGGTCGAACGCGCCTACGAGGCCGCCGATCTCTACCACGGGCAAAGTCCTGCTCGTGCAGCCGACGATGACCACGTCGGCCTGGGTCTGGCGCATCAATGCCAGCTACGTCCACTGGGCGCTCAAGCGTCCGGCTGACCGCGCGTTGGTCGAGTCCGGCGCGGTGTGCCACTGGTCCTAAACCCGCACCTCTCCTCGAGCACCTTTCAATTCCGTAAAGGAGGATCTCCGATGAAACCCTATCAGGTCAGTACCACGCGCTTGCCAATTGTCGTGATGCACGGCGCGCCCGGCATAGGCAAGACAACGACGGCGGCGAAATTTCCAAATCCGGTATTCATTCAAACCGAGGACGGGTGCCCGGGCGGGTTAACGATCTCGAGCTTCGGATTGTCTGAATCCTTTGCGAGCGTCATTGAGGCGCTGACTTGGTTAGGCAAAGAAGCTCATGACTATCAGACCTTGGTTATCGATAGCCTCGATGCGCTCGAGTCTCTTGTGCAGGCCGCGCTGTGTGCTGACCGCGGGTATGCCTCGATTGAAAGTCCGGGTTTCGGCAAAGGTTACGTCGAGCTCGATAAATACTGGCTAGACTTTCTTCGCGGCTGCAACTGGCTGCGACGCAATCGAAACATGGTCATCGTGATGATCGCGCACAGCGAGATCATCATGATCAATGACCCGCGTACTGCGGCGTATTCTTCGTATGCGCTGCGGCTGCATAAGCGGGCACGAGGATTGGTCGAGGACAGCGCCGATTTGATCGGCTTTCTGGCAACCGACGTCGTCATCAAGAACGAACAAGGTGGCTTCGGAAAAACCCGCGCGCGGGCCGATGGCGGCAGTGCTCGTTGGCTGCACTGCGAACCGCGACCGGCATTCACGGCCAAAAACCGGTTCGGCATGCCCGAACGGATCCTGGTCCCCCTGAGCTTCGACTACCAATCGACGCTCGGCAAATTCTTCCCGACTCCGCAGCCGCAGGCGGAGTGTATGCGTACGACTGCAGCAATGAAAACTGTAACCGAAATGATGCCATCCGAAACGGTGACATCGGAAAACGTGGAGACGTCATCATGACTGAAAGCTATCACGACCAATTGCCGGAGATGTTCGATCCGGGCGCACAGGAGGGCACGAACTTCGCGCCCATTCCTACTGGGTGGTATCCCGCGCACATCGTGGAAGTCGAGGTGCGCGACGCTGCCAATGGCAACGGCAGCTATCTGTTTTCGGTGTTTGAAATCACCGAAGGTGAGCACAAAGCCCGCAAGATCTTTCAAAATGTGACGCTCACCAATGCAAGCCAGCAGGCGGTCGAGATCGGACGCAGGCTCTTAACCGACGTCTATCTTGCCTGCGGCGTCACTGGACCGACGCAGGACATCGGCGTGCTGCTGTACAAGCCGGTCAAAATCCGCGTCGGGACCAAGCGCGATCCCGACGGGGTGTATCCGGATGGCAACCGCGTGAATGCGGTGCGGCCGCCGGACTACGAGCCCAAACGCGGACGTGTTGCCCCCGCGTCAACTAATCCTAATCCAATGCCAAGCGCGACGGCGCCGAAAGGCGATCGCCCTTGGGCTCAGAAGTAATGGAGGCGCTGTGAGGACGATCGCTGACACAGTTAGCTGGTCGGCGATCGTCGCTCACTCCAAGCATGCACATGCTGATACTGCGTCAATACCAAGAAGCCGCGCTTCGCGAGCTGTTCGTCTTCTGGCGTAACGGCGGCGGCAATCCGCTGATCGCGATGACAACCGGCGCGGGCAAGTCCACAGTTATCGCCTTTCTGATCAAACGATTACTCACTGACTATCCAAACATGCGCATATTTGTAACCGCACCCAATCGTGAGCTACTCGAGCAAGACATTCTTGAACTGCGGAAAATCTGGCCGGAAGCGCCGATTGGCATCAACTGCAATGGGCTCGGCTGCCGCGATACCGACGCACAAATCCTGTTTGCCACGGTCAATTCAATTTACCGCGATCCGAAGGCGCTGGGCGAACGTCATCTGGTCATTATCGATGAAGCACACCTGATCCCGCATGGCGAACAGGGCATGTATCACACGACCCTGAATAGGGTACGCGAGCTCGTACTCGATCTTCGTGTTGTAGGGCTAACCGCGACGCCATTTCGATTGGATTCCGGACACCTGTGCGAAGGCGACGGACATTTGTTCGAGAAGGTGGTTTTTGAATACACGATCGGGGAAGCGATCCGCGACGGCTGGCTGGCTCCGCTATCGTCGAAAGCGACTACCAAGGCGGCAACAATCGACGTCACCGGCGTTGGTAAGCGCGGCGGCGAGTATATTGCCGAGCAGCTCGAGGCCGCGGCGATCCGCGACAATGCCGTTGAATTGGCCTGCGACGAGATTGCCGCCTACCAGAGCAAACGCCGAGCCTGGCTGATCTACTGCGTCGGCGTCACCCATGCTGGTCTGGTTCGCGACGCGCTGCGAGCGCGCGGTATCCATACCGAGATGGTGCTCGGCGAGACTCCGGACCAAGAGCGGGTGCGGATCATCGAAGACTTCCGCGCCGGCCGATTGACCGCATTGGTCAGCGTCAACGTGCTCTCCTACGGCTTCAATGTTTTGCACGTCGATCTCATTGCGATGCTGCGCCCGACCTGCAGCGCCGGGCTCTATATCCAGCAGGTTGGCCGCGGCACGCGCAAGGCAGACGGCAAACAGAATTGTTTGGTACTCGACTTCGCCGGCAACGTGCGTCGTTTCGGTCCGGTGGACAATGTCTGCATCAAGCAGAAGGGTAGCCGCGACGGCGAGACGCCCACTAAGACCTGCCCGGAGTGCGATGAAATCGTGCTGCTGGCAGCGACCGAGTGCCCGAGCTGCGGTCACCAACTCCCGCGCAATACGATGCCCAAACATGCGTCTTACGCCGATCGCGTGGCAATCCTCAGCCCGCGGCGCATCGTCTCCGATTGGCTAGAAGTTGAGGATATTGAATACCGATTTCACCACAAGGAAACCCCGTCGCTGCGGGTGACCTTTCAGTGCGAGGTGCAGAGCTTTTCCAAATGGGTGTGCCTGCAGCACACCGGCTATGCCCGCACCCTCGCCGAACAATTCTGGCGCGTTCTCAGCGGCGGTACGCCGGTGCCACGGACAGTGGATGAGGCGCTCGAGCGCCAGGACGAGCTCGGCTGGGTGACGCATATCCGCGTAACGCCGGAGGGTGACCGCTACTGGCGCATCATCGGCTACCGCATCGCTGGCGAGAACTACGACGGCAATCTGCACCGTGCGATTGCGTGGGGGCGGCCGGAGATCAATGACAACATCTTGTACTAGGTGCCGATATGGGCTCCGAGCAACATATCCCGGGCGAGCTGCCCGATCTTCGCCGCGTCGGCCTGCTCGCAATCGACAGCGAGGAAAAGGACAACGGACTGGCAACCGATCGCGGCTCCGGTTGGCCATGGCGCGACGGGCATGTGTGCGGCATCAGCGTGGCCTATCGCGCCGATGGACACCTGCACG